GCTTCATTCATATTAGCACCTACAAAGATACCATCTGCTGTTGATATTTGTTGGTTAAACTCAGAACGAACAAGTTCACCACGAGAAATAAGAGTTTCAATAAATGCTTTAATTTGAATATGTTTATCCTCAACAAGACGATTAAACTTATCGGGATTAGTATTAACAAAGTCAATAAGCATAGAAACCTTTTCACTTCTATCTTTAATAAGAGCTTCAGCAAGGTTATCATTACGAGCAATACACATTGCAACAAAGACTGCATTAAACTTAGCATCTGTACCATTAAGTTCAACAAAGTTCTTCATCGCCTTTGTCTTTTGCTCTGTAAGTTTCCTCTGCTTTTCAGCTTCCTTAGCTTCGTCTTTAATATAGAAACGAAGAGAGGGGTCTGAATTAATAAGAGCCATATCTTTTGCAACATCATTATAAAGAAGACAATGACGATACATAAGATAATTCTCAAGATTAATTGGGTGACCAAATTGATACTTTGTACTTTCAAGAGTATTAAGAGCATCAATCTTCTTTTTAAGAGCTTCCTTAATAGCAGATGTATTTGCTCTATCTACTTTATCATACTCAGCATTAATTTTATCCTCTTCAGCTTTAATCTTCTCATAATCAGACTTGTGATTATAATAGAAAGAAGTGTCAAGTTTTACATCATTCTCGTTAATATTGAATTGTATATTACTGAGCCAAGCCTTAACACGAGTAATAAAATCAGGATTGTTAGGAGATAAACCTATAAGTGCAGGGAAATAAGCATTTACTTCTCCAGCGTTTGAAGAAAGAACTTGACAAGAACGAACAGAAGAACCAATAGTTTCCTTTCGTTGACCAAGAACTTTCATGTTAACTCTACGATAATTAGAATAGTTGTGAACTAAACTAATTATAACACTGCGATTATCAACATAAGAATCATCAGCTTCTTTTTTATCAACAGCAGGAGCAGTAGGAGTAGCTGGAGTAGTTGGACCATTAGGAGCTTGTTGAGTTGCTGCAGGTTTAGGTGTAACAGGCGAACTTTGATTTCCACCAGCCTGTATAGTAGGATTATTAAGTGGTGTATTCATATATCTTTAATTATTATTACTTATTAGAGAACGCACTTCAGTTGCATCATCTTAGTTGCGTTATTTACTTGCAAGCCGTAAGTATTCTTAATTTCATACCTAGACATATCAATCTCAGTACCAAGACTATTTTGAGGAACACCACCCCAAGATGCAGGAATAGGAGTAAGACCCTTCAAAACACCACTAAGATAAACTTGTCCCTTAAGACGAACCTTACGAATATTACGAGTTCCGTTATATGTACTCATATCAAGCAAGAATGCTTGGTGAGAACACATTGGAAGACCAGTACGAGGATGAATATTACCATTTGCACGGTCATTATCAGCTTGAGTACCATGGTCAAGGAAAGGAAGATGTTTAAGAGTAATAGTATGACCATCAACAGTCTTATAACGACGGAAGTACTTACCATAAGAAAGACCACCAGCAACCTCTTCAATCATCTTATCTCCAAGAGGAGTAACAAAACCTTCAGATTTAGCTTCATTACGGATAGCCATATCAAAGTCATCGCCAAAGCCCTTACCACAACCAAGAACTACCTCCATATTACCAGTATCAGTATCCTTATCAAGAACATCACCGATACTACGAGTAATCTTATTCAAAGTAAGATATTCTCCATAAGTATCATAGTTGCTCTCACGACAAATTTGCTGCATACCAGCAGTATGAGGAATAGGCTGACCATTATCGGGGTCAACAAGAGTTACTTCACCATTTTCATTACGGTTATATTCAGCAAGCCACAAACGCTCTTCATCCATAACACGCATTTGAATATCATGTTGACGTTGCTCTTCATTAATCCAAAGATTAGTTGTACCACCACTCTTAGTCTTAAACTCATAAGTAACAACAGTATTAGAAATGTTACCTGCAATTTCCCAGCTATAACGATGATATTCAAGTTGAGATGTCATCTTACCGGGACCCATAACATTCATACGATTGCCCTTACTATAAGAAGCACTAATTGTAGGAGCAGTCATACTCCAATACTTACCTACCTTAAGATTATCAACATCAACAAAAGTATTGGGATTAGGACTAGTCAGCTTAAGACGATAAAGATAACCACCATGAGCACCTTCACCAAGGTCTTTCATAATACGAACTTGGAACTTACCATCAGGAGAAATAAGACCATATTGTTCAATAAGCCAATGAGTAGCAAATTCAACTTCAAACATAGCACCACCCTTACCCGGAGTAGTGTTACCCCAATTAAACCATACAACATAATCATTAAACTTAGACCTACCCATTGTTTTCCAAGTCCATTGTTCTGTTGCAATATCTACTACACCAGCAGCACCTTGACCTTCAGTCAAGAAAGTAAGAGGAAACCTATCATCATCCATACCATAAGTATAGGTAAGAGTATTGTTAATTTCCTCTGGATGTGTAAGCATAAGATGAGCAATAGTTTCTTCATTAGAATAACCACGGTCATCATACTTTCCACGAGATACTTCTCTAAGTTTGTACATAAAATAAATAATTAGATGTTAATAAATTAGAGATAGATTTAGAATAATATGTCGTTGACATCTACCTTTTGTTGTGGCTTATTAACTTTAATAGTTCTATTAGTCTTTTGTTGCTTTGATTTAATGACTAGTTTACGAACAGTATCTTCTTTAACTGCCATATCAATCAAATCTTTATAACTACCACCTGTAAAAGTAAGCCATGCTCTAAGAAGTTCATCAGCTAGAGCTTCTTCATCAGACATACTATTTAAATCTCTCTGATAAGCAGTCATACGATTACCATCTTCGTCAACGATAGTACGATTAGAAAGATAATCATAAAAATCATCTGGAGTATAAGTAATCTTTTGACCATTTACAGTTTTTACAAAGCTATCAGGAAGTTTATATCCTCCGATAACACGTTTGGAAATTGCGTCATTAACGCTTTGCCAATACTCTTGAACCTCACGTTCTTCTTGTTCACGCATCTCTTTTGCTCTTGCTTCAATTTCTTCACGATAAGCTTTATCTTTACCCACAAGAGCTTCAAGTTGTGCTTTAGCTTCATCGTATAAACCACCAGAATCTTTAAGATACTTAATGTAACTATCACTAAGACTCTTATTGTTAAATTCTTGTGCAGCTAAACGAATAATAGCTTCTTGTTGCGTTTGATTATCCTTATCTAGTTTAATACCACTGCGGTCAGGAATTTCACCAAAACCTTTGGCACTACCAGTAACTGTAACATAATCAACAAATTGCTTAAGCAAAGGATTATCAGCATACAGTTTATTAACACCACCTTGAGCAGCTTCATTAAGACGAAGTTTAATTACAGAATCAACATAACTCTTAACGCCTTCTGCATCGTTGGTAAATTCTACTGGATTTCCATTTTCATCAGTAATATCAACACCAATAGATTCTTTAATTGCATCCAATGATAGATTATCATCATCTGGCTCATTTGTAGCATTATTCTCTTCGAGCCATTTAGCTACTTCTTCAGCCTTCTTAAATACTTTACCATCTTTGTCTACAATATCACCATTTTC